CAATATACTTCTTATAAGGTACTATAGCCTCACCATTGATAGTGCCAGTCACTGTAAGGTCACTCACCACCATGCCATCATTAGACAACGTCTGACCGTTACCTACTATCACTCCCTTAGTGCCAGCCGTTACAGTGTTACCTCTACCCATCACCATTGCATCTGCACCTGGCATGATCACGTTGTTGTTGGCAGTCATTGACCTAATCACACTATCTAAGCCTACAGCCGTTATGGTATCACCTATCGGTGTGCCTGCTCCAGTTAGGAAGGGTGCAAGGTCAATCTCAGTATCTACACTAATCAACTCAACTTTAGTCAAGCTGTTGTTGTTAGCATTGTAGTCTTGTATCTTGTTAATGTTCCACCATGAGTTGTCTATGTATATCCTGTCATTGAGCTTCAAGCCTTGGATGTCTACCTCATCAAGGTCAAACATAGCAGTCAACATCTTACCTACGTTTATCTGGTTGACTGTGCGCCTCCAGTATAGGTTGTACAAGTTGTTGTTGGTTAACGTCTCAGTCTCATAGAAGTAGTAGTCATTGGTGCCAAAGTTGATGTCAAAGGTAGGATACAACGGGTCATTGAAGTGACCTATCACAGGGTAGTCAGTTTCACCAATCTGCCCTGTAGTGCCAAAGTCTATGATGTCATACGGTTGACATGTGCCAACACCACCATCATATAAGATGCGGATGTTCACATTGGGTGCTTGACCGCTTATTGCAGGGACATAAGCCCCAAAGATTGTACGGTATACTGGAGTAGGGGAGAACAGTAACTCCTTAGTATCAACGTCCTTAACATATTCATTGTCAAAAGTGTATTCTATTTGTCCATATATCTCACCAGTCGCTTGAGTATATGCCACGTTTGGACCATCCTCATCAGGTGCATAGGTTAACTTAAGCTTCTTGTTAGTTACATCTGGCAGGAACATCAACTCCTGAGCCTTATCTTTTGCCAGCTTTTGACTCCAGTCCTTCTCAGCACCTGAGTCATAGTACTCATCCCTATGTCTGAGTATTAGGTTGTACGGGTTGTCAACATCCTGCTCAATGTAAAGGTTGTACATTTGAAAGATTGCCTTAACAAAGTCAGACTGCTTAACCTCAACTGGCACGTATTGATTCATGGCTAAGGTTGAGCCCGTCACTTGGATGTTGTTCGATGGTAGTATCACCATGTTGATAGATGCCAAGTCAAGAACTATGTTAACATTAACAAATGCACCACCAGCACTAAGCCAATAGCTGTTGCCTTGTAGCTGTACTGTGCCGTTGCTGTTGTCAAAGCTAATTACCTCAACTCCCACCTCAAGGATCTGTATATCTGCTGCATCAATAGATATAACAAATGGGTCATTAGTAACAGCAGCAATATCCAAAGTCTCAGCAAAGCTAAGTATTGTAGTAGTTCCTGTTGCAAGGGGTGTAGTGCTTGGATATAATGTAGATGTCTGACCATACACAATGACATTCTGTTGACCTGCTACTCGTACCCTTGCAAAGACTCTGTATCTGTTGTAGTTGTCACCTACTGGGAAGAGGCTGCCTAAGTATGCCAGTGCACCACTTGAGTTGACCAAGGCAATAGTGCCACCTATAGACAACTGATAAGTGTAGTGCTCACCTGCATAAGCATTAGTACTGAATGGTGAAGAGTACTCACCCGTTGTAGGGTCAAAGATACCTTGACTATCAATCACCTCTGCCCATCCTGAGTCTACTGCTTCAAAGAATGTTGCATTGACTCCTGTGCCCTGCACATTGGTTGTGGTCCAAGTATTGGTTGCCTCAACTCTATAGTCCTCATAATCTTGGTTGTTGGTATCTCCATTGTAAGGTATCAACAGCTTATCGAAGTGTGCAGCAGCTAACTCACTCCATGTGTAAGTGAAGCCAGCCACAGCGAATATCCTATCAAAGTAAGTCTTAGCATAGATGCCAGGCTTGAAGTCATTAGCAGTATAATCTGGTAAGTCGCTCCATGGCATGACGTACTTGTAGCCATCTGTTACAGTGTGTGCAAATGATGCTACTATAGCAGATGAGTCAAAGACGTGGTTTAAGTCACTAAAGTCTAAGTCAGTCAAGTTAGCATTGGTGATGGCAGTAAAGAACTCAGCCCTGCTATCCTTGATAAGTACGGTGTAGTTCACCTCATCCTCATAGCTGTTGTTGTTCTGCACCTTGTTCACGCTCACCAACTGTAGCAGTGCATCATCTAAGATAGGCACACCGTTCTGCACCACCTGGCACTTAGTCAAGGTGTTGATGTTGAATGTTCCTGCTTGGATATTCACATCATAGTAGTGACCCAACAGCTCATGGTTGTTCTTAGTACCCTCAAGCACTATGCTTTTGGAGAACGTTCCCTTCCTTGAGGTCAAGTCTCTGATGTCACCGATGTTAAATGTGATAGGTACTGATACGTTCTCAGCCACATCAAGCTGCCCTGTGCTTAGTACTATATTAACCATTTATCATGTCGTTATTAGATAACCTAATCTGTACTGATTGCTTGATCAAGTTCTTGTTGCGTTGCCTCTGTATGTCAAAGTTAGTGTTCAGCACATTACAGCTAATATACTCAGTGCTCTCAGGCACATGTAAGATGCAGCCATCCTCATCATACAACGGCACTCCGTCCTCTGTGATGTGATACACTACGTTCTTAACATAAGTCTGTGGTGATGTAACTAACTGCTGGAAGTAGATGCCCTCGTTCTCACTCATCCAGTTGGTGTTGAGGTCAATGGTCTTAGTCACTTGGGTGTTGAAATTAACAGCCCCTTGTTCATAACTATTGTATTTCCACTCTGCGCCCGTTACGTATCCTGGCACATCCTTGTTGTAGGTCTCTCTCTTGATAGCCAGCTTCTCATAGCTCTTAAGCTGAAAGGCAAAGCTACTCCATGAGCCCATACGATCTAAGAAGAGTATATGACTCTCTGAGATGAGTATCCTCCTATCTATGTTTACTATGTATGCTAAACTCTTCACAGGGTAAAAGATACCGTCACTGTACCACATCTGATATGTCTCAGTTGTTGGCTTGACCAGTGGAGCAGTGCCACTTACCAAGGTAAGTGAGCCGTAGTTGTTAGGACCAACTGCCACACCCTTAATGTAGTCAGCTCCACTCACTGCCTTGTAGAATATGTCATTGTTATCGTTCTTGAAGTACACCCGCTTGGTAGTTGGTGTTATGCCTGGGTCTTTGATGTTGAGCCATAAGTCCTGACCAGGTGTGCAACTGAATACTTGAGGCTGGTCTGTGAGCCATTGCCCATGCATGTTGTCAAGTGTGTAGTCAGTCTCATCCCAGAAGGGCATATCAATCCAAGGTTGCGCCCCGTTAAAGACATACTTATCTAAGGTGCTCACTATGTTCAAGGATATTGTCTTACGATTGTCAGCATACTTCACTGCACCGTTGATGGTTGCATCCGTCACCTCAGACCATAAGGCATTGATAGTGAATGATGTTGTGCCAACTACTGAGACAACAGTGTGCAGACCTTCCACTCCAGGGTTGGCTGCTATGCCTCCCACTGCTTGGGTGATGTTTATCTGGTCACCTACCACAAAGGCATGTGTTGCTGTGATACGCACGTTGCCTGCATTGTTCACCAAGGATGCTGTGTAGCTCAACTCATAGATGTACTCCTCACCTATCTTAACATCATACTCGAAGTAGCTATTAGCCGCATCATAGAATGTTGTCACTGTAGGGTTAAAGTCAAAGCTCACCATGTTGCTGAGTAGCTTACTCAAGTCCTGCTCACCATAGCCAGTGCCGAATGTTGGCAGTGCTTTGTAGTATCCTATCCTGGTTGCTGTGCCTGCCTCGAATACCTCAAAGATATATCTGAAGCCATCCTTATTGACATTGGTTGAGTTGACTATGAACTTGCACTCATTGTATGCAGGAGTGAAGTCTTGAGGCTGTGCTATGATTGTTGTTGCCATACCTATATTGTATCTTAGTTTGAATCCTGTTAGAAGGAAAGATATGAGTCATCTGTGAAGTAATTCTCCTTGATGTAAGTTGCTGCATACCGTATGGCATCCATAGCATCATCCCATAGTTTGACTGGCTCATCCGTTATCTGGTCGCCTACTTTTTTCCATTTGTAATTCTCATACTCCTTCTTAAGTTGAGGATGGTCCTCACAGATTATACCAAAGGTCTTGATGTTATCTATACCCTTCTTGACTACCTTGTTGGCATTCTCAATGTAATACCCTGCCCTATCTATCTCTGCTATGGTCTCAGGTCTTGAGTAGTCAGCCAGTATGTTTACGCTCTTATCAATACCTAACTGGTCCATCCTTGCAATTAGGTCAGTTGTGGTGAGGTAGCTCTCATAGATCACTGGTTCAATGTATAAGTCCTTATCCCTCCAGTAGACTCTGACCAAGGCAGTAGGGTGATTGTAACCAAAGTCAAGCCCATAGACAAACTCTGTGAACTTAGCAGGTCTGTGCTTAACAAATGACCAGTTGGAGTAGATGTTACTCTTAGAGATAGCTTTCTCCCCAAGTGCATATATCTGGTACTGTGCCTCATCTGTTCGCTTCAAGTCTTCTATCTGTTTCTTAATGCTTTCAGGTAGGAACGGGTTGTCCTTGTAGGTTGACTTGATGAGCACGCTCTCTTCCTTTGGTAGTTCATACAGCCATGAGTTGGACTCAGATGGGTTGTAGTCAAAGATTAGCTTGCCCTCCGTTCGCATGTTGAGCTGAGTGAAGTCATCGTAATACAGCTCATTGGCTTCATTGCACCATGCCAGATCTCTCTTCCTTCCTCTAATCTTTTGCTCGTCATCCACTGAGAAGAACTCCACAATAGATCCATTGTCAAAGGTGTAGATGTGCTCAGACTTATTGTGCTTGGTCACCTCGTAGATATCCAAGTCCTTCATTATCTCGAGGAAGTCTCTCATCACTGTAGCCCTCAAGGCAGGGAAGGTCTTACGTATAATGCTCACTACCTTGCCTCTGTTCTGCAGGCAGTAGACTATGATAAGCTGGCAAAGGCTGTAGGTCTTAGATGACCTTGAGCCGCCCTCGTTTATGATAAACCTGGACTCACTTGCCAGGGCTTCAAAGTTGCGCTCGAATATGACTGTGCTCTTAATCTCCATTGTGTGCAATAGTTGGACTATACCACTTATTAGTAGTATAGTAAGAATTATGTCAAAGATACACTATTTAATAATAGTAACCTTAATATCATTTATTGCCTGACCTTGAGTTGTAGTATCTACTCTCTCAGTTAGGTTGTTTAGTCGCTGGGTGATGGATGGGTTATACTGCCCTGCCATACCTCCAGTTATCTGGTCTTCTCTGATGACTCTCTTTATACGCGAACAGATGGCAACATACGCTGAATATCTCCCATCTCTATTTTCAAAGTATTGGTCAATACATCCTATGTTGTCATAACAGTAATTATAGAAGCCTTCAAATACAAGTGGTCTCTCAAGTGGTATAGCAGTTGCCTCACCCGTCTTATTAGAAAGTGAGTATTGATACCTTGGGTTTGACTTGCACCAATCCCTGTAAGCCTCGAATAAAGCCCACATTGCCTCAGGGGTTTCTATGTATTTATGCTTTGGCATCTGCCTTAGGTTTGCGTTTCTTTTTAGGCTTAGCCGTTGTCTCAGGTATTGGACCATCTATAGCCTTGTACTCTATCACAACAACATCCTCAGTGGTCTTAGTCACTACCTCCTCAAAGATATGCTTGAGACCGATTGACTGGTAATAGGATACGTTCTTAAGGTTAATCTTGTTTACTACTATAGTCTTAGAACCTAAGATTCTATCATACACCTTGACAGTCTGCCCGATGTACTCTGGTTTAATTTTGTAATTCATTCTCTTTTATTATAATAAATATTAAATAACCTGCTAATGTTGCACCTGAGAATTTAAACAGCAGGTACATGTTCTCATTGAATAATGCCAGGACCACACCCCATGCCAGGATGTAAGTTATAAGCCCTATGATATCAACACTCTTCATACCTATATTGTATTGACTTTATATTTTCTTTAATTTCTTTAATCAGGAAGTAGGCAGAGGTACTGTTGATGTTGAAGTACTTAGCCAGTGCCGTCTGTGTTGAGTGCCCTTTATCGTAGTATGCCTCAAAGACTATCTGCTTGATGCGGTCGTGTTGCTGGCTTCTGTATATCTCAACCATTGCCTTCTTGAAGCTGTAGCGTTCCTCTATCTGTATCTTATGGTCAAGGTCTGTTGTGTCGTCTATGTCATCACCTAAGTGCTCCTGAGACCTATAGATGTCATCTCGCTTGGTCCTTGAGCCTTGAGTCCATATCAACTCATACTTGATCGTGTTGAGTAGGTAGCTCTTAGCCTTGTCTTGAGTCATCTCTGGAAGGTGTACCTTGGTGCAGTGGATGTAAGCGTTGTTGATGACGGCATCTGCATCTATTGAGGCAGGTATATTGAGCACCTTGAGGAAGTGCCTGGTGTACTTGAGCACCTCACTGTAGTTGTTAGCTACGTATCTATCCAGTTGCTCCTTCATACCAGATGTTAAAGTCTTTGAGCCATACCTTCCTACGTACCGATGCACAGAAGCACTCCTTATCCTTGATGCCAGTGACTCTACTCTTGATGCGTTGCAGTTGTATCAGGGTACGCTTGGTGAGTATCCTATCCTCTGGCTGGTTGAGTAGCTCAGTTATGAGTTGTATATCAGTTTGTTCAAGCATACTGCTGTGAGTGACGTGGCACATGCCACAGTGAAGGATTGAGAATAGATCAGTGTAGCCCAGAAGGAGGTACACTTCCAACACCCTAAGGCGGTGTGTAGCCAGTCGGGTAGTATCATGGTGTTGATGTAGTCTTGTATGGGTTCGAAGTGGGTGAACCACCATGTCATGACTAAGGGAGCTATGTATTGTATTATCATGTGGGTAAAGATAGTGAAAATTTATAACAGTTGTTATGCGCCATTAAAACGTGCGCATAGCTTGGTGTTATAACAAAGGGGAACTGTTACACTCCCCCTGTTGGCTGCCATTGAAGGTGTTGCCAAGCACCTGCATTACTTGCACGTCTGCTTTCGTGGATGGCTATTGCACCCCTTAATGGACATTGAACTGTTCAAGTATCAATCTGATTAGGGGGTAGGCTATCAAGCACCTCCTGTGGGGTGTAATATTGCCCGTCAATGTCAATCATTATCTGTACTAAGTAGTTCATTTCAGCAAGTAATTAAACGCCTTATCATAGAACTCACCCTTCACTGACTTACCATGCAGGAAGCGGTGAAGCGTAATGTTAGCCACTCCGATATCCTCTGCCATGTGTACTGCTCTGTTCCTACTGGATAGCTTATCCTTAAGCTCAGCCCTCACCCATTCAGTGAGGGTCTGATTATCTTGTAGATAGATGGTCTTAGAACGGGTCATCCTCAGCAAGTATTGTGAATGCATCCTGTACTTGTTCACCTACTATCTTCCAGGCATCAAGGCTGTTGTAGAACTTATCACCCACTTGTCTACCTCGTAGGTTGAATGATACTTCCACTTCCTGACCTACCCCATACGGTTTGATTATATCCATGCGGTCGTTTAGGGTTTGGAACATGATGTCTTGAGGGTACTTATCACCTGTAGTGATCACGAACTCTCTCACTTGAAACTTATCCGATATCACTTTGATAGGATTGATGAGCTTGATAGCTCCTTTGACTGTTAAATCTGCCATTATTTATTATTTAATTCATTTACATACTGTGCATAGTACTCAGAGCAATATCTGAGCCTCTCCATTATCTGCTCTTCATACAAAGCCTCTTTCTCATATCTCACTACAGTTATCCTGTGTGTACTTGGGATGTGGTCAACTCTGTGGATAGACATGTTATCCCACTCAGTGAGCAACTCATCGGGTGTAGTGTACATGGTGTAGATTAACTCAAAGCTTGGTCTATCATACAACCACATGTAAGCTCTACCTTGCCACTCATAATCACTTGACTCAGCCTCTGATGGTGTTGCTGGGAAGGTCTCTAATGACCAAGAGCTTTTGATGTCAATGATGAGGTCATCTGTTATGATATCACAGCATCCTGACATGTACTCATTAGTCACTCGTTCCTCATTCTTAGTGTAGTTGGTGAAGCGAACTGTGTTGAGTAGGTCAATTCCTTCCTGCTCCCACTCTGTGCCTTTAATCATTGGCTTCGTTCTAAGCTCTGTGTTGAAGCCGTAGAAGTCCTGCTTAGCAATTCTACGTATTTCTGACTTAGCGGTCTCAGATAGCATCTCTGACTTGCTACGAGGGTTTGTCATTAGCTTCCCTAACTGTGATGGTCTCCATTTCATAGTGCTGCCTCCTGTTCTTTAGTTAGGTTAAACTTTGCTTTGAGCTCCTCAACCTTATAATCACCTGCTGCTATCTTAGCCAGTGCATTGTTGAAGCGTTCTGTAGATAGTGACTCCTTTGCTTTGGGCTTTGGTTGTTCCTTCACTGGCTCAGATGCCATGTTGCCATCGTCATCCACAGCCTGTAGTGAGAGAATACTTTGGAGGGTGTACCTGCGATAGTAAGTTATGGCACTACCCATCTTCTGTGGATCTATGCCAGTAGGTAAGTCCATACATGACTCAATCATATTACCTGACTCAACATCTATTATCTGAGTGCATACACTATTGCCATGGATAGGCTGTAATAATAGCAGACCATTCTCAAGTAGAATAGGCTCAACTGCCTCAATGATTGCATTCAAGTCGGCATATGACTTCTTGAAGTGTGGGTTATTAGCATTCTTGGTCACCTTGCCAATTGCTAACTTGCATTTGTACACCTTTTGGTGTAGGCTGAGTACAGCTTGAGTGCTCTCTGCCTCATTTGCTTGTCTGATTTTCTCAGACGTACTGATTAGTTCTTTCATTTCCTTTGTATTTTCATCAAAGTTAATAAAGTTTTGCATATTAGAAAAATAAAGTTATTAACAATTATATGTTAACTCCTTACCAGTAAGTGCAAAGTATAGGTTTTCCAGTTGGTGAACGTATTTGATATGATTATATCTTATAAAGTGATCACCATTTTTAATGACAAAATGATTAGTTATACCAAATTCATACCCATAGTGATAGTCTTTGACATATACTCTATCAGATACAGGCTTAAACCCAAACCTAATTAACCAGCTCTCATCTATCTCCATTGCTTGATAGAAGTCATCAAGGTCATCATCTAATAAGTTGCTAAGGTCTTCCAAGTTTATCAGGTCACTCTTATAAGTGCCATCTCCTAATTCTATTTTATAGGTATTACCTAATCTAATCTCGTGTGAATCTAATGTCATATTCTATATATTTATTTTTAACAACTCCATAACCACCTCATCCCAATACTTCCAAAGGTGAACGGGTGCAATAGCACGTACTGCTCTTGCTTGTTTAATGGCTTCACTCTTTGCTGCATGTCCTTGGTGTAACATCTGAGCATTCATTAGCATGTTGTATGCTTTATTCTTAGCACTGATCATCATCATCTATTCCTTTTACTGGGTGTTTATACTTCTTTCTAAGGTGCTTGAGCTTGACCTTGAACTTAGGCATCTTTAGTTTATATCTCATTTTCATAGTAGTTGTATTTCTTGTTTGACCTCTTCAAGATATTCTTTCTCTTTCTCACAGTACCTACCAAGTGAGGTATTAATATCTGTGAATGGTAGTACTGACATCATCTCATCCACAGCAATTATTGCAGAGTACTTAGCTATCACAGTACACAATATCTCCTCACCACATTCAGTATCAGTATTCATTAGCATTATCCTATAGGTATCTACTAAATCCTTCGCCTTATCCTTTGCACTCATAACCCAATAATAAAAGATTCATACCACACCACAAACTCATCAAAATTTCTAACAATTAAATAAACACCACCAGCTCTTTCTATAGCAGCTTGATATTGTTTTTGAACGTCACTCTGTTTGTCCTTTTGCTTAATCTCTATCTTAACTGACCTTCCTCTGATAGTAGATGAGATATCAGCAGTACCTTTGGTAGATTGTCCTGGTGTCCACTTACCAGGTAGTTGTTTTTGATAAGCAATCTCACCTGTGCCTATCTGTATCTTAGCACCTTCCCTGTACTGACCTTGTGATGAGATACGTTCAGCTTGACCTCCCATGTACTGGACAAAAGCAATCACACAGTTGGTCAGTGAGTTGGCTGAGTTATCCTTCCAGTCTGTGAAAGCTAAGTACTTTTGGTCAATGGTCGGGTGCTTGAGACGTAGTGCCTCAAGTTCTAATGCTTTGAGCTTAGCTTTGTTTAGTTTATTCATTTGAATAGGTTTAATTGATTAGTGTGATTAGTTATCCTCTGCATTGCCTTATCAAAGTATTCCTTATCTAATTCACATGCAGTCAAGTCAAAACCGTAGTCATGGCATGCAATTGCTATTGAGCCTGAGCCTAAGTGGGTGTCAAGTATTTTGTCGTTTGGCTTGGCGTATTTGTCTAAGATAGCTTTATATAATTTAATTGGCTTTTGTGTTGGATGGAATCTATCCTCTTTATTTTTCATGTCATATTGTATCATTCCATTCCAAGTAACCTCTATTTTTCTTAAGCCACAATCAAAACTTGACCAAGCTAATTCTCCATCACTAAAATTATTTTCACCATTATTTTTATCCCAAAAAATCCAACCTGATTTTTGTTCTAAATAATTAGTCATATAATTACCTCCCCAAACTATCTGATTTTTAGATACTCTTTTTAGCTCATCAAAATATAATTGATTTGGTATATTTAAATCCCAATCTTTTTTAGTGTAGTTTCTTTTTTTTGCTGAAGCATTACCATACTTTTGACCTGATTGTTCACCTGCTTTATTTGCATGGTTTATCCCATAAGGAGGGTCAACAATAGCCAAGTCAAAGTACTTATCAGGGTAGCGTGCCATGAGTTGCATGTTGTCTTCGTTAGTGATATGTAACATCAAAATCCTGCTTTATTATTTAACTCATCCCACACATCTGCTGGCTGTGGCTTCACCTCATCAGTACTATATTCTACCCAACGTCTACCATTAGTCTTGCCATCAAGTATCTTGTAGCCATGGTGCTTACCATAAACAGTGAGCCAAAGAGTAAATCTCTTTTTAGTAAGCCACCTGGATAGATCACTGTAGTCTTTTGTTATCATTTCATGTAGCTCATCCTTATACAGTCGAGTGTTAATAGGTAGATTTCCATCCTCTGACCACTCATAGAACTCGTGTGAGGTCTCTTTAATAAACTTCCTGACATCAAGGTTAGTAAACTCATGAGATACAAGTCCATTGCGAAGGTAAAACTGAGCGCATTGTATCATAAAGTTGTCAAACATTATCCATTGGTCCTGCTTCCAGTCATCAAATAGCATATGCCCAAACTCATCAAGGGGAGTCTTTTTAAACCCGAAGTAGTCTGACATCTCAACCTCAAACTTTCTACGCTCAAATGAGCCACCAACACCTCCAATAGTATAATTAGTAGTAATCACTATTTTAGGTGACTTAGTCACTGGTAGCTTGATGGCATCCTGGCCTTTGTACTCAAGTGTGATACCTTCTGTGATTAGACTAAAAAGATTCTCAAAGTTAAAGTTCTTTTTAACGTCATCAAATACCAGTAGCTGAGTATCTGTTGATACTGTTTGATAGGGGAAGGACTTAGTGAACTCAAACGTCTTACCATCTATTGAGGCAACCTTCTTAAGTTTAGCCAGGGCATTCCAAAATAAGCCCTTTCCACTTCCTCCATTGGGATTCTCTGAGATAGTCTCATCATTGAATACTATTGCTTTATTATTGGCAGATGTCTTAAAGGAGTGCATCAAGTAGCCTATCACTGACTTGAAGCTGTTGTACTTAGCTGAGTCTTTACCACTGACCAACCATAGGAAGGTTCTGAACTCACTATTGTGATGGTCACTTTCAGTATATTCTCTATTTATGATTTGTTTTTTCCATACATATCCATCAAGGTCAATGTACTCATGCTTTGTAATGGTATCTTTTGTGATTTCTACAGCACAATTCTTGTAGTAAAGGTAGCAGATTTCAGAAGTATCCTCAAGCATGCTCACATCTGAGCTATCAAGCATTGATAGGAACTCAGATGTAAAGTACTTAGTTGCTCCTGCCATTAGGTCATAAGGTTGATAACCTATCTCAGGACGTGCCAGAAGTGCTCCAAGAGTAAAGTCTTTAATTCTCTTCTCATTGGTCTCTTCAATAAGGTTCTGCTCCTTCTTAATAAAAGTATAGGTATTGCTATCAGTAGGAAAGTGTTTAAAAAAGTTGTTTTGCTGTAGCCAAAACTTATATTGGTGTATGCTCAGTTGTATCTTGTTGCTCTTAGTGTAGGTCCAGAAGTCCTCAATGTTGCCAGTCTCTTTGATAGCATCAACACATTTGTCAATCTCATCTTGAGTAAACTCAGGAAGGGCTTTTATTATATCACTGGTTTTTTTACCTCCTCTGATATGTTTCTCAATCTTATCCCTGGATAATGTATCCTCAAAGAACTTAGTGCCAAAGTTTGAAGTCTTTAAGTAGGCACTCTTTATGATTTTACGTATCTCATTCTCTTTGCCTCCCTCATCAAACTTGAGCAGCACATTCTCAGCCTCTGACTGGTTGACTCCAAAGTCATTAAGTGCAGCAGCTAACTTGAATAGGTTGTTATTTTTAGCTCCTATTTGCATGCCGTACTTCTTATCCCACCATTTGAGTAGATTCTCAATGATTCTATTGTCTGACTTGATAGGTATCATAACATCAATACTTCCTACCTCTTCAATGTCTGGCTCCTCAATATGAGTCCAAGTTGTTGAGTCCAGGTTGAGATACAATTCAGGATCGTAGGACTCAAAGCAAAAGCGGTCAATGTTACTGCCTGAGTTATCCCAGTAGTCAGAGTCAAAGTAGGTTCTAAGTGCATCAAAGTAGCCTTTATGATTACCAACAGTAGGTATCTTAACAAGTACCTTAACTCCTTTTCCAGATGGTGATATCCATGCAGAGAATACTATCTCACTTTTTATAACTTCCTGTTTGAACTGGATAGCTTCTGCCTGATGGCTCATGTTATCAAAGTCAAGGACAATAAGTCCAGACCGTTGGTCAATACCTTTAATGGTTCTTTGAGTAAATGTGCCATTGAAACACACACCAGGGAGCTGAGACTTCAAAGGCTTCTGTTCCTCTTTGCTGAGTGCTCTGATTTGTTCTACTAATTCCTTTGACTTACCTTGCTTAATACGGTCAAGGCAATAAATAGCAGATTTGTTGAATGGGTTGGTGGTATCCGTTACCCTCTTAAAAATTGATACAATCATAGTTCTTACTTTTATTCTTGCTAAATTAAAATATGGGGAAAGGTAGCAAGAAAACCTTTTATGTGGATGCCTCCGACAACCCCTCTGCAAATATAAGTAATTATTTCATATAAGATGCTAAAGTACACATTTTTTTTATCTGCCCCTCAATGTGCCCCTCAATCTGCCCCGTTTTTTTTCAATGTTTACAAGGCTTTCAGAGTTTTTAGGGCACATTTTTCTAATTTTAACCCTACTTTTGAAAAAATAAAAAGTAGTAATTGATTGAAATAAATAATATATATATATAGTGAGTCAGAAAAGTGCCCTACTGCCCCAAAAAAAAACACCCTTAACTCATTTGCTAAGGGTGTTTGATAATCAATAAATACAAAGTATGCTAAGTTAGGTATAAATATTTGTTTGAACTATATTATAGGCAGAAATAAAATCCTGAGGCTGATGCTCATATTCGTTGTTCTTTATCCGTTTGACTATATTCATTAGGTCAGTTGTGTTACGTGCGTTCAAAACCTCTGTAAAGATGTCTCTGCGTATCTCTACCAATGGTGCAAATATCTCTAATTCCTTTTGAATGTACATTTTATAGATGCTGTCATTTGTTTTGATAAAGTGTTTGTCTGATCGTATTGCATGTATGATTGTGGCATGAGTTAAATTAAATACATCTGCTATAGCTTGCAACGTCATGCCCTCTTTGTGTAGTAACCCAGCTAAGAACATTCTGCGGTATACATATTCTCTGTGGCGGTCTTTACGGTTTAACCCGGTCTCCTTGATGTAGTTAATTATTGTTGTTATCATTATATATCATTCCTATTATTAGTACTATTATTCCTACTGCACAAGTGAATAGTGCCATTTTTGCCTCCTCTGCCATGTTAACTGAATTTAGTTGTGTAGTAGATGGCTTTGTATGCCAGTACTAAAGTTGTTGATGTTGTTGTCATTTCTTTAATTGGTATTTATTATTTGTATCCTTATCTATTGAGTACCCTAATGCCTTGAATAGTTCAAAGTAACGGTACACTGTGCGGTGACTCACTGCCAAGTACCTTGCAATGGTAGTGATGCACCTGTACTTATCCTGCAGGAGCTCCATGAGTCGGATGCACCTGTACATCTTGTGTTGGTTCATTGGTCTGATTTAAAGGTTTCGTTGTTTTCTGAAATTTTAGAAGCCAATCCCCAACTATGCAACTTACTTCCGTAGTTAGATATAAATCTAAATACATCACCCATGTATGTTTTTTCAGATGGTGTATAAATATAAGTTCCTGCAATAGTTTCCAGTCTTAATTTCCAAGTAAATTTATCCTTATAAACTTCTGCATCAAATCCCATACACAACTTTAATTCTTCGGCAATTAAATTACATTTTTCTTCATTATCAATTTTTAATTCTGCTGCTGTCTGTTTCATTTATTCTGATTTAAAGGTTTCGTTGTAGTATTGTTCTGCATCATAATATTTAACATAAAAATCTGTTCTTTGACCGTCTTCAACTGCATCTATTATCTGCTCCTTCTCCATTTCTTTGGCTTGGTTCTCAAGTTTATTAATAAATATCCTTGCTTCAGTAGAAACATTTATTTTATTAATTTCTTGTACTAACCACTCTACTGCTGTCTGTTTCATATTAACAATATTTATTTAAGTTATCAAATGTTGCTCCTGAGTCAGTCATGATATAGTTATGCTGAGTAGCAACTAAAGCTAATATTCCTGTTGAATCTCCAGTAACAAAAGCAAAGATATTCTCATCATCCCTACCATTCATCTCTAAATATTCATTAAACTCTTTTTCACTTTCCCTTGTTGTTAAAGTGTAACCCTTTCCTAGGCTAATATTCATCTCATACTTGCCATTTTTACTAATTTTTCTTAATGTATACATATATATATTTATTTATTTGTGTGATTAGATACAGAATCACACTGACTGTTTTTTCTCTATTTTAATTATTAAACCCTCCCAAATGTCTGCCTTGACTTTTGCTTGAGCAGATGAGTCTGCTTTTACGGTCTTGTTGGTTCTCCTCCACGCTCCTTGCGTGAATACTTGATAGTGTATTATCCACATTGTTTATTGCTTTTAAATAGCGGAAGTATAGTTTCTCATCGAACTTATCCCACCCTGTTAGTATTGCTAAATTTGTCATCCTACTACTCCTATGATTACAAGGAAGGTTGTCACTGCCAATGCTACGGCTCCCATTATAAGGCAGTCAACTATTGCTTTTTGATTCTCAGTCATGGTTATAAGTTTTGAAGGTTAGCTTTATACATCTCAAGTCTCGCAAGTGCACGGGCTTGTATTTGAAGTCTGTGCTTGTAACGTGCCATAAAATCAGGTAGCATCTCAAACTTAGCAACCATCTTGATGTTGTCAGATGTCAATCTAATACGAGTGATCATGCCATCAATCATATCCTGAGCATCCATAATAGCCTCATCTAATGCATCCTGGTCATGTACCTTACCTTCCTCACAGTAATCACATGCCCATACCTCATCTCTTGATGGGTGATTATCCCATGAGTTGTTTCTGCCTTGTATACCAGTGCCCTCGCATGTGGTACATTCTTTAATAAACTGTTTCATATTACTTTGTGTTATTGATTACCTTACAAATGTAGTCAAATTTTCTTAACTGAAAAATTTAATTAACAATTTGAGTAAAAATAATTGTAATTTATAATGATTCTAAATAAGATTATCAGGTCTTGGCGGGATAAGGCGGGATAATTAATGTCTAAAGAATGTCTAAAAAATGTCTAAAATTAGGCATAGAAAAACCCCTCTTGTGAAGGGGTTAGGGGTGACTTGCTAACTGTTCTAATGGTAAGTATGCAGGTACTGTTAATCAAATCTATTTTTCGTTAACACGTTTTATATATATGTTAACACAAAGGTACTATTTCTTTTTAAACCGCTTCACAATGAACTTGGAAGCTAAGGTTGCAAGGGCTTTAAGGAACTTATTTTCTGACTGCACCTCTACCTTCGTGCCAGTCTCATCCTTAGTGATGTGCACATCCACTTTTTTACCATCATACTTGAGGTCATGGTTAGTGCCATCCTTGTGATACTCTATTTCTGCCTTGTTGGTCTCAATGATTACATCAACTTTGCGAGGTCTGCCTACTTTCTTTGCCATGTTAAAATTCGTTTATAAGTGCTATTGTTACTCTTGCATAGTCTTTTGCCATCTTGACCATGCGCTCATAGTCTGGGTTGTTATTAAGGACCAGGCATCCCTCTGACCAACCTCCTATCTTAGTTGCTACCTGTTGGCTGCCCTTGTTATAGGTTGCCCCATGTATATTCATGAAGATAATGTTATCCATTAGCTTAGTAGTTGGGTTAGTCTTACCATCTGTAGTGTAGTCTCTACGATATGGCACCTTAGCAACCTGCCTAAGTGCTTCCATCTTACCCTTGTGAAGTCCATAAGCATAGGCATCATAGTTCCAACGGTCAGCTTCCATGACAGCAGTACCCTTGTTGCCCTTGTTAGTGGTGCATGAGGTAACGAATTGGAAGTCTGAGCCAATCCAGGCATATACTTTGTCATCAAACACATCATTTGCATCCTCATTTGACCGCACGAATAGCAGCCACATGCCAGATGGTATGTTCTTATAGGTAGGTAGTGACTTGACTCTTGCAAGTAGTTCCTTGTCTGTGTAGTTTTTAACGTTGCTCATTGCTTTCTACTGTTAATTGTGATAGTGTAGCCGCCACAGTACCCACTGTAATAGCGTAGGATGCAACAGTTACTACTGCAACAGGTAAAGTTATAGGTGCAGTCACGATAACGCCTGCAATGGCTCCTATTGTGATTGCTATTTTCTGCACTCTCTTCCAGAACTTTGGAGTAGGAGCGGACCATCTTTGTGCTATGCTCATCTTGTTAGTTGTACTTCAATTAATTTCTTTACTGACTGAGTTAATTCACTGATTTGTTCTGCCAGGTGCTTAATCTCAAGCTGAGTCATTTTCTCAATGGCTTCATACTTAAACCTGGACTCATTGTCTACCAGTTCAATCTTACCTTTGAGCCTACCTTGAGTCTCAATTATTCTCTTTTGCTCTTCTGCTAATGCTTTTATATCTGAGTGCACCCCTTTAAGGAAGTATGCTACACCCGAAATGAGTATTGTTATTATTGTGAAGGCTATTTCGTTGAAGTTCATTACAGTATCAGTATTGAGTTATTATATCCGTTCTCTCTCATCCCACCACATGGGCATCCACTATGGCATACACCCACACAGTCACAGATGCATCTATCTATCATAGGTCGTAGGTCAGTATCTCTGTTGGCAGGGTCAGTGAACTCAGGGAACAAGTCTCTGTTAGCTACTAAGTACCTGATCAAACGTTGCTCAAAAAATGAAGCCTTCTGTGCGTAGTGCTCCATGCCAAAGGCAACCTCAGACCGTCCTACAGATGCAGAGAAGTCTCCGAACTGAGTCTGTAATCCTTTGTTCTTAAGTTGGTAAGTCAATCCAAACACCGCATCCTCTGCACTCCTCCATGCTATCACTGGCTGTATGAAGCCAACAAGGGTCTCCTCATCTGGATTCAATGATTGAGCGTTGTATGCTGCAAGTAGATAGTTGTAGAACAACGTACCCAGGATAGGCATTACTCTAAGCTGGGCTTGTGTTGCTATATATGGAGTCACATCCGTTACATCAACATTCGCTGTGATAGGTGTGTTAGTTTTGAGATATGTCTCTGTTATAAAGTAGTTCATAGTGCAGGTGTTTCTGTTGGTATGATGTCACCACCTTCTATAGGAGGTAAGGATGCCAGGGCTCTGACCTCGTTTGGAGTCATTGCATTCAATACTTTAGTTGCTACCAATGGACTCAATGAGTTGATGGCATCGGATGTCTTGGATGCATCACCTTCTATCTCTACAATAGTCTCATTGATTATCTGGAAGTTGTTGATCATGTACTTACCTGGTATCTTAGCTATCAATAGGAGCTCATTTACGATGTTTTCTACCTCGTTTCTCAATGGCATTACTACATTTTTCTCAAATACAACATAAGCCTGCTTGATGTCAGCACCACCACCAAGTGAGCCAGTGGTACGTACACCCATAAGGATAGGGTCAATTGTATGTGAGAAGCATATCTGCTCAGTGTTGAGTGCAGATGCCTCATGGAAGAGCTTATCATTGTTATTTACGGGTAGAGCTTCAATTTTTGGTAGTTGGTCTGAGTTGTTTGCAAAGAATGCAACAGCCTTACCAGCATTAGCCGCACCTTTCAACCTATCAATGGTGTTCTTAATCATTGACTTCTCCTCCTCACTCTGTGGTCTCTTAGGGAACATCATAGCAAAGGATGGAAATATTGAGTTTTGGATGTTAGCCTTAGCAAAGTAGCTCAACTCACCAGATAAAAAAGCAAAGTTCAAAGCAGATGTATATTGAGGTAAAGGATACCACTCCTGACCCAAGGTCATTAACTCATAACAGTATAACTGCTCCAAGTCAGTGCAGGTAGGATGGTATTTCTTGATAGGTGTAACATCAATACGGGCACTCCAGTCATCACAAAGGAAGTAAGTTATCTTATCCCTTGCCACTCTGACCTTCTCAGGTGATACATTCTCAATCTTATATAGATCACCCTTCTTATTGTAGCATAACTTGAAGTAAACTCTATGATGTACTATCAGTTGCTGAGTAAGTGCCTTATCAACCTTGCCTAATTTAATCTTTTTTTCAAAGGTGTATAGCTTAAGCTTGTCATCATTTGACATCTTCTCAGTCTCAAGGGTGTATCCTCCACCTATTACAGCGTTGGTCTTGAAGTCCACTATAGCACCATGTAAAGGTGAGGTGTAGTACAGTTGATTAAGTAGCTCAGGGAACTGATTATCCTGACCAAACGGAATGTATCCTGCCACCTGGTATCTACCATTTACATAAGGCAGAGATAAGTTTGCACCTCCTACCTTCTGGAAGGGTGTACTGAATGATTGATATCCCTCTATCACCTCATGTGCTTGAGGCTTACTGCCTACGAATCTACTATACCATGCCATTAGTCATATATTGAATTAGTTACTACTCCTGCCACAACAAGTCTACCCTCTTCAATCATGGTCAAGCCAGTTGGATCAAGGGTGGGTGTTGAGCTCTGATACACCTTGTATCTATACTGACCCTTCACGAAGTCAATATCTGTAGGCTCATCTATTGTGAACAGGTTATATCTTGATGTCCAGGATGAGGTATCAGTACCTTCCCAGTAGATTGGGTTGGATGTAGTGTTGAACTCATCCTCAAACTCAAATAAATAGTAAGGGTTGGGGATAGTTGTGACCTCTGTAAGAGTCAACACAAAGCTATTAACCTGACCTTTCTCAAGATATATCATACCTATATTGTATTACGTGTGAGTAATAATTAAAAAAGCCCCACCGAAGTGAGGCTCTTAGTTATAATCTATGGCAGATTAAGGAGCAGGTACAGGTACAGGAGGCTCAGTGATAGGACCTAAAATAGCCTCATCAACTACGTATGACAAAGTCTCATTCTCCGCTATCAGTGTAACGGAATATTTACTTCCATCCGCGCGAGCTGTTCCAGAACCTTCACCCGTTGCAGATAACTGCAAGAATGGGAAGTACCACCAAATGCCATTAGCATCTAATAATAAACCAGTAAGGTATCTTTGACCACCAGCTAAGATTTGAATAGCTCTTGACTTCTCTTGTTGTCTTCTGTGGAACATCAAGTTGATAGTCTGAGTAACGTAGCTTGAGCCGTTAATTAAGTCAATTGCAGACTCCTCTGTGTAAGATGAAGTGTTGCGTTTGAACTCAAGTTCAATGAAAGGCATTAAAGGGTCAACTAATGTGATACCGTCTACCTCCCATTTAGTTCCAGTCTCATCTGTAGAAATAGATGCGATGTTATCTTGTTCTGTTACAAAGAACCTATAGATACCACCTGAGTTGTTGTCGCAACTTTTTTCGATTGTTTCTAATGTAATACAAGCCATTTGTGTAATTTTTTATGTGTTAAAAATAGGGGGACACTTACTGCCCCCCTTTATATTTTAGATATAGAATGCGTTATACAAAACTATCTCAGCAGGGTTCGTGTAATGGAAGCCAGCCTTCATGTTTGCACGAGTTCTCAAGTAAGGCTCAGCAACAGTGTCAGATAAGTTTACAGCTTTCAATGCTTTTGAGTCTCCTTCAGCATCAAATGCATAGATAAGGTTGGTTCTCAAAGTCAATAAGATAGTGTTGTCTGGCATACCTTCACATACAACTACATTGATACCTAAGAAAGTCAATCCTAATGGTAATGTAACATAAGTTTGAGTGTTACCTTGAGCAGCTTTCAACTCATAAGCATTAGCCACGTTTGTTGAAACATACAACCTAAGCTCTGATTTTTTACGTACAATAGATGCAGGAGCAGCGTTAACTACTGATTCTAATACAGTCAATACATTTGCAGTAGTGATAGCAGCTGAATATAAACCTATAACATCAGCATCATAGAACATTGGAAATAAGTATCCAGTACATAAAGACAATAACGGGTCTAAAGATGCAGTGTTACCTTGCCATCTCAACAACTCTAAGTCTTGACCAATTACATTAGCCATCTCATTCCAGTAGTATGACATGAAAGATGCTACAGTGAAGTCACCATTAGAACCTTGAGCCATTTGTAAAGCTAAAAAAGACTGCTCTAGGTCAAATTGACACAGCTGCGCCATAGCAGAAAGTGCACATACGTCAATGTCAATAGCATCTAATGAATCAGTTGGTGCACTAAAGTTGCACGTTGAAGCCTGTAATAATGAACCGAAAGTTACATTAGCCAATTTTGTTTTTGACTTAATTCCTGGTAAAGTTCTGAAGTTGTTAGCAATATCAGGACTTGATAAATAAGCCTTAGAGTAGAACTCATCAGGGTTCGCACATAAAAGTGCATTTGTTTCGATATCTAAATCGAATTTAAGATTGCGTGTCATGTTATTTGGTTTTTGAAAATTTTACAAATTCTTTGAATTTCTCATGAGCAGTCATAGCCATTGGTGCTACTTCCTCCTCAGTCTCAGCTGAAAGACTTTCTTCCAGTTGGTTCTTTAAGTCTGCTATCATAGCAACAAGTTGGTTAACTTGCTCCTCAATAACGGGTGCAACAATTGCAAGGATAGCCTCTGCATCAAGCACAGGGTCAACTGCCATTGCAACCTCTTCCTCCTCAACTACAGCCTCATCTTCAGCTATAGCTTCTTCCTCAGGCATGGCTGCTGCCATCTCCTCTTCTGCTGGTGCAGGTACGTCTTTGATCTCAATAACTTCTCCGTCTTTTACTACGTAGATTTTATCTTCAATCAGGTGTTCTCCATCTGGTAAAGTCATGGTATATTTATTTAAGTGTTCCGATAATTTCATACCAAGGAAGCCCTCTATTGAGTAGCCCACTTGACCTGACTCAACTAACTTATCGTAGTAGTCTTTGTCAGTTACTTGGCTTGTTAGCATTAGAGTGCCTTTAGGGACCTCAATGCCGTATGTTGTGAATGCTTTGTCAGTCTCAGGGTTGTCTACTATCCAAGCCTCAAGGATGTACGCTGGTACTATCTTATCTTGATTGTGCTCCAGGTTAAAGATATTCTTGTTCTGTAGGTTCATCATGAACTTAGCATGTATCTGCTCAATCACTTCTGCTGAGAATTGCACATCATACTCTTCATCAGTTTCTTGATCCCATCTATAGATTTGCATAGGTATCATGGCAGGTGCAACAATACGCATCTTAACACTATCACTGAATGACATAGGTGCAACATGAGAATTGAATGCTAGCCCTTTAACCTTTATGGCAGGCTTGGATGTGAATGCTATCATTTCAACACCTAAGTCCTCCCCGTCTGAGTAAGCCTCATCAATAGTAATTTTGTACACTGGTCTGTCCATGCCTATATTGTAGAAAGTTGTATATTTGTTAAAAAATAATTCTATGGTAACAATTTTAGGAAGGGAAGTACCTAATCAACTGAATGAGTTGACGGTCTTACAGTTTGAACAGATCACAAATATCCATGCCAACAATGAACTGGATGCAATAGCTAAGCACCTTGAAGTGTTTGAGTTGTTAGGTGTGCCAGAGGTAGACTTTGAGGATGTATCTATTGAGGAGTTCAAGGAATGTGTTAAGGTATTCAATGACCTTAGTGGTAAGCCTGAGCTACAGCAGTCCATTGAGATGGAAGGATACACTTATAAGGCATTCGAGGGTGAGACATTCAGACTATCAGTGAAGGATACTAAGCACATTGAGAAGGTTATGCACTCCAAGCACAAGGGATACATAGCTGAGTTACTGGCTATCCTGTTTAAACGTGATGACTTGACCAAGGCTGAGCACTATGCAGAGGCACACATCAAGCACAAAGCAAAAATGATACGTGAACTTAAGGCTGAGTTAGCAGTACCTTACTTAGTTGAGATAGGTCAGAAGTTAGCCAAACAAATGCCTAAGGATGCACCTGCCGAAGTCGTGGAGTGAGATAGATGTCTTCCAGTTCAAAGAGATTAGGTCACTATATACCATTGAGGAAACTTTCTCCAGGGAAATAGAGATACTTGCAACACTGGCTGACATACCATCCGATGACTTAGAGGACTTGGACATAAGTGAAGTGGGTGATATGCTTAAAGATATCACCTTCATTAACTCTGAGCCGTCTAAGTTCTATAAGCATGTACTTGGTGAGTGGAAGTTCAAGCCATTATCTAAGCTCACAGTGGGTGAGTTCATTGACCTTGAGTACTTCTTTGCCAATGACTATATCAAGCACATCTCACATGTAGCCTCTATCCTTTACAGGAAGCACAGCATCAATGAGTGGGGTGACTTAGTCTTTGAGCCTTACAAGTATTCACCCTTTGAACGGGCTGAGCTGTTTGATGAGTACGGTATCAATGAGATATACGGTATAATCACTGAGTACTTAGCATTCAGGACAACGTTCATGGAGAAGTATGAGCTACTCTTCCAGGCAGATGAGTCAGAAGAGGAAGAGGAAGCCATCAAGCCTGCCAACTCTCAAGATGCCAAGGCTGAGCAGGAGCATAAGAGTGCTATCAAGTGGAGCTGGGAACGGTTGCTGTATGGGCTGTGCAATGAGGACCTAACTAAGTTTGACCAGGTCACTGACATGCCTCTTGTTCTAACCTTTAATATGATGGCTATGAAAAAAGAGTTAAACATCTAAAGGATAGCCTACTTGGAAGCCAGCAGGTGGGTCTAAAGCCTCAAATGTATACACTATTTTTTGGTTCTTTTCAAGTATCTCAGCCACTTGTAGGATAGGATACCGTTTTGTCATCCACTCAGTGTACTGTGAGTATATCTCAGCAGTGATACCAGCCGCATTAAGCTCCTGTGTGAACGTTGCAACGTAGTCTCTTGGTGTAATTACTCCACCGTTCCATAAGAATGCGCCATTATTAAGGAAAATAAAGTAGTACATGGCTATGATTTGTATCTCCAGTTTCTCAAAGCCTGTTATCTTGGCATTGATTCTGATAGATTCTACCAATGTGCCTTGACCATCAACAACATCATTTCTGATTATACGTTTAAGTATAGTTGCCATCCTTCTCCTTGTAGGATAAAGGACATTAAATTCACCAGTGTTAGCGTATCTTGCCATTATTCAAAGGGTGGGGGTGTAGGTTTCGGTTCGTATGGTATCATCTCAAGGTCCTTAACCCATAAGAAGTCAGGGTTAACACATTGCTCAATCTCTTCTATTGAGATAACCCAGTTATCATTGAGGTCTTGGATAGGGTTGAAGTAGCTATCAGGTGCATACAACTGACCTATCAACTCATCCTTTTGCAACTCAGTAAGCAAGCCTACGTACGTTATTTTTTGTTCTGCTGTTAGTTCTCTTAGTTTCATACTTGACGTCCTAAAGTTGTTTGAAATGCTTGTACCGCTGTGTAAAAGTTAGCTACTTCGGTATCTGTTAAGCCGTCAGATATATAAGCAAATCTAAAATCATTTTTTACAAATCCATATCCCGACCCTATTTGTAAAGCACCAATCCATGTGTTCAAATTAGGTAGTGTGCCACCGCTATTTCCTGTAGCTACTTGAGCACCGTTAACATATAAATCTGTTAAAGTTGATGTTTGTTTTGACGCTGAAAAAAATCCTCGCATTGCAGTAGTTAAAAAACTTACTAAATTTCCATTAACTCTTGAAATAAAAGTTGTATTAGTTTTTCCTAAAATAAAGGCTTGAGATGCTGAATTTAAAGAACCAATAGGTATCGGGTCTAAGTCCGTTTCAACTATATTACTTCCTGTATAATATCCTAAAGAATTAGAATTAACATTTAAAATAGTAGACGGAACAAATCTTGTATCAGCATATCCATTACTCCCGTTAGGTCTGTAACCGTTAGCATCCCAAGTACCTCCGCCAATAAATAACAATCTATATGCCGCATCTAAGTCTCGTGGGTCTTTAAGATTCCATTTCATAGTTGTTGCTGTAGACCCTATAAATGGGTACAAAGCTTTCATTTTTGTCCAAACGCTATACCCTTTCAAATCAATAGTCAAGCTATTAGTAGCAGCCTTTTGTGTGGTATCTGTAATGGTTGCAGATGTTATGAACGCTTGAGCATCAAAGTCAAATATCTGAGCTAATGTGTTTGATGTTGCTGTTGCATTGCCAAAGGCATTTGTGCCAGTCACCTTACAAGTGATATTAGAGGCATTACCTGCATCTGCCTGGACCAATACATAAGTACTTGATGTTGCGCCACCTATAAGAGTTGCACCCCTAAACCATTGATATGTATAAACAATTACAGGTGTGCCAGTCCATGTACCTGTAGTAGATGTCAATGTACTGCCAACTACTTGAGTGCCACTGATAACAGGTGCAACAGTATTAGCAGGAGGTGTACCTCCACTTGATACCTCCCAAGCTGTGCGTAAAAATACGCTGTTACCGTAGCCTATCATTATGCAAGTATAAGCAATACACTGCCACTTGTTAAAGTAACACCACTAAACTGTTGAGCATTGACAGCACGTATGATAGTACCTGCCTTAACAGCCGTTGCTGGTGCAGCAATATAGGTTGCTTTTACATCTGTGCCTGCTATTCTAATAGCACTGAACACAGTATCCTCAAGTACTACAATAGCATTGATTGTTGTTGTTTTTGCGACTGTGTTATTAAGTACAAAGCTTCCTTGGTTTGCTATTAAGATGTCGTTATCTGTTGCCATTTTTATTATTTATTAGTATATTTTATTTAGTACAAAGTTCTGTGATTGAATCTTATTATTTGTCTTAGCAAGTCCCCACTCAGCTGTGATAGTAAGTGTATTACTAACAGTAGTATCAAAGGTAGTATTGCTTATCAAGGCAAAATTATTACCTGCTATCTCACCTGCTGCATTATGATTGTAGGTATACTGTCCATTAACAAACAACTCAGCTACTCCTGCTGCACCAATCTTGGTAACTGTGAAGTCAATAGTAAGCTCAAAGAATTTATTAGTTGTTATCTTCATAGAGAATACTCCAGCATCTGCTATAGTAACACCGTTTGATTTTATTCTTATACGTATTGTCTCATTACTTGCACATGATAGGTTGCCACACATCTTAGCCACAAAGCTATTTCCTACACTGAACGCATTAGCAGGAACAAATAATGTGCCTACTCCTGCACCCACTAAAGAGGTCTCTGTGATAGTGTTTGTGATAAGAGTACCCAAGGCAGTCTGAGCATAAAGCCCATAAGAGCCAGCCGAAATTATTTCTTGACCAGTGATTGACTTAGTAACATATCCCGAGCCAGTATCCTCACTTATCTCAAGCAAGTCTGTTGCCTCAAGGTTAGCCCCTTTAGGGGTCATCTGTGATATCTTTTGTCTGCTCGCCATACCTATATTGTATTAACCTGGTAAATTAGTTATAAGAGGTACTTGACAATCTGTCCAGTTGCTCATGTCTACA